ATGACGATGGAATTCAACGTCAGCGGGTTCAAGGAGCTTGCGGCGATGCTGGAGCGCCTTGATTCGGTGCGGCGGGAAGAGGGGGCGCTGAAGCGCGCCATGATCAAGGCGGTGGAACCGACCGCCGATCTGACCCGATCCCTGGTGCCGGTGCGCACCGGCAATCTGCGCCGGTCGATCACGGTCAGCGACAAGCTGAAGGGCCGGACAAAGGAGGCCGGGATCACGGCGGTTTATCTGGGCACGTCCTATGGGCGGGGCAAGGGTGGGCGGCACGGGCATCTGGTGGAGTTCGGCACGAAACATTCCCGGCCGCGCCCGTTCCTGCGCCCCGCCTGGGATCAGGACAGCCGGGCCATGCTGCTGCGGCTGGCGGATGAATTGCGGCTGCAGATTGAAAAGGCGGTCAAGCGGAAGGGGCGCTGAGCATGGAAGAGGCGCTGCGCGCGATGCTGCTGAGTGTTCCGGCCATTTCGGCGCTGGTGGGCGCGCGGATCGACTGGGGGCTGGCCCCGCAGGGGCAGGCCCTGCCCTGCATCACGCTGACTGTGGTGACGGACGGCCCGGTTGATCACAGCCTGGACGGGCCGGGGCTGTCGCGGGCGCGGGTGCAGGTGGATTGCTGGGGCGAAACCTATGGCGGGGCCAAGGTGCTGTCGCGGGCGGTCAGGACCGCGCTGGATGCCTGGCAGGGCGGCGTGATCACAGGGGCATTTCTGGCGGGTGCGCGCGATCTGCCCGACGACGACGGCGTGACGGAAATTCACCGCGTCACGATGGACTTCATCATCAACTATCACTTCGGCTGAGGAGCAACAGAATGCCTTCGAAACAGACAATAGCCTGGGGCGGCAAGGTCGAGCGGTCGATCACCGGTGCCGCGAACAGCTATACCCGCATCCCGGAATGCAAGGGGCTTGCGGTGCCGCAGGTGTCGACGGAGTACCAGGATGCGACAAGCCTGGACAGCGCCGGCGGGTTCCGGGAATGGGTTCCGGGCCTGAAGGATGCAGGCGAGATTACCGTAAATGCCGGATACACCAGGGCCGGGTATGAACAGCAGCTTGCAGACCAGGCGGCGACAAACCCGATTTACTACCGCGTGACCTTTCCCCTGGCACCCGGCCAGACAACGCCTGATGTGCATGATTTCCGGGGCTATCCGACACCGGCAATTCAGGCGGATGATGTTGGCGCGCTGATCAGCATGAGCGTTGTCATCCGCATCACCGGGCAACCCGTCTGGACGCCGGGTACCGGGGCGTGAGATCGGTTTCGTTCGATCACGAAGGCAAGGCGTACAGCCTGCGCCTGTCGATGGGGGCGATGGTGCGGTATCAGGACCGCAGCGGGGAAACCATCGGCGCGGCCATCGCGGCCGTTCAAAGGGATGCCTCGGACATGCGGCGGGCGGGGCGGTTGTTCTGGGCCGCGCTGCAGACAGACGCAACCGAAGCGGATGCGATGGAACTGATGGAAAAGATCGGCATCGCGCGGTCGCTGGAAATGGTTGGCCAGGTGCTGGCCATCTGCCTGGAAGACCTGACCGGCAAGAAGCCGGGGAGTGCTGAGGGAAACGCGCCGCGCCGCGCGACGGCGGCGACATCATCGGCGAATGGTGGCGGAACTGGATCGAAGCGGGCCAAGACCCCGCCGCCTTCTGGGACGTAACCATTGCCGAGGCGGCGCTTGTCATCCAGGCCAGCGCCGCCCGGACAAGACAGGCGTTCGAGCGGCAGCGGATTGTGGCGCATGAGCTGGCGCAGATGATCGGGCTGGCGTTCCACGACCCGAGGAAACTGCCGAAATATGAGCCGGCCGGTCAAAGCCAGACCAAGGCCGCAACACCTTCCACCGAAGCCGATGATGAGTTGGCGCGGGGGTATCTGATCCACCTTGCCCTGCGGAGTCAGCCATGACGCAAATCCCGGTCGCCGGACTGCATGCGGAGCTTGCCCTGGGCACGGCCAAGCTGCAGTCCGGCGTCAGCGATGCCGATCGGCTGCTGAACCGCCTGCAGGACAAGATGACCGGCACGGGCCGGAAGGCGAAGAAGACCGGCGATGAGATTGACACCGGCATCGGCAGGGGCCTGAAAGGGGCGGCAGCATCGGCATCGGCCTTTGACCGGCGGATGGATTTTCTGCAGAAGCGGTTCGACCCGCTGTATGCGGCATCGAAACGCTATGAAGGCGAGTTGCGGCTGCTGGATGAGGCGCAGAAGCGCGGGGCTATTTCGTCGGCGACCTATCAGCGCAATCTGGACCGGCTGAATGCGGAACTGGCCGCGGTGGATACGGGCGTTGCCTCGGCCACGGGGCAGATGGGCCGGTTCACCGGTTTTGCCAGCGGCATGTCGGCGCAGACCGGCAATATTGCGGCGCAGTTCCAGGACATCGGGGTGCAGCTGGCGGGCGGGCAATCGCCGTTCCTGATTGCGCTGCAGCAGGGCACGCAGCTGAATGGTGTGTTTACGTCGATGGGGGCTAACATCCGGTCGGTTGGCCCGCTGCTTCTGACTGCGTTTCAATCGCTGATCTCGCCGATTTCGCTTGTCACCATTGGCGTGATTGCAGGGGGTGGCGCGCTTTTCCAATGGGCATCCGGGGCGATGAAGGCCAAGGATGAAAGCGAAGCCCTTAAAGCGGAAACGGAACGCCTTAAGTCGATCATGGATGGCCTGACGGAATCGACCCGCGCGCTTCGGCTGGAGCGGGAGATTGCTGGCAGTGGCGCGTCGAACGAGGCAGAGCAGAGCGCCCTGAATGAGGTCAACCGCCTGACCCAAGAGCGGGAACAAATCCTTCTGCGAATCGACAAGCTGCAGGCAGGCCGCGCCGCCGGTTTCCGCCAGGCTGCGGAAGACGAACGCGATGCCCTGACCTTAAGAATTGAGGAAATTGACGTTGCCCTTCAGCAACTGAAGACCGAGCAAGACCTTGGCATTGCCGCCCGTCGGCGGGCGAATGAAATTCGCAATTCCTACCGCGAACAGCAAGCAGCGGCAGAGGCTTTGCGCGACAAGATGATTTCCGCCTATCAGGTCTATGCCCTGACGCGGAACATGGCCGTCTCGCTGGCCGATGAAACCTTCCGTGCCGCGCAGGCAGCCGCAGCCCTCGCCTATGACCGGGAACTCGGCCGCACCGGGCAATCTTCCGGCCCGGATTCGGTGCGCAGCCGTGTCCAGTTCGGGGGCGGGGCTTTTGCGCCGCGCGTGACAGGTGCGGGGGCGGCATTCATCGCGCCAGATGGCGGGCGGTCGGCGGCGGCCAGAAGCATTGAAACCGGCACTGAGGCCGTAAAGGGTCTGAACGAAAGCCTGCAGAATACAACCCCCCTTGTCGATACCGTGGCGGATGCCTTTGGCAACTGGATTGCCGACGGGCTGGGGGATTTCAAAGACTTCACCAAGTCGATCATGGGCAGCTTCAAGAAGATGCTGGCCGAAATGATTGCAACGGCTGCCAAAAACCAGATCCTGATTGCCATTGGCGGCAAGGCGGCTGGCGGCGGGGGCGGGCTGCTGGGCGGGCTGCTGGGCGGCGGGGGCGGCGGGCTGCTTGGCGGTCTGGGCAAGATCTTTGGCGGCGGGGGCGCGGGTGGCGGGCTGCTGGGCGGTCTGGGCAAGATCTTTGGCGGCGGGGGCGCGGGTGGCGGGCTGCTGGGCGGTCTGGGCGGCGCTGCCGTTCTGGGGCCGATTGGCGTCGGCGTGGCGCTGCTGGGCGGGTTGTTCGGGCGTCGTCGCGCCAGACGCCGCGCAGAAGCGCAACGTCGTGCAGCCGAGCAAGCGGCTGCGGCGCAGGCCGAGGCGCAGCGCGTGCAGGCCGAAGCGCTGCAACGTACCGGGCTGGAAAACCAGATTCTTGGCCTGGAAGGCAACACCGCTGAACTGCGCCGCCGGGAGTTGGAGGCCCTGGCCCCGGCGAACCGCGCGTTGCAGGAACGGATCTGGAAGCTGGAAGATGAACAGCGCATTTCCGGGGAGCGCAAGGGGCTGGAAGAAGAGCTGCTGCGGCTGCAGGGTGATACCGCCGAACTGCGCCGCCGGGAGTTGGAGGCGCTGGACCCGGCCAATCGGGCGCTGAAGGAAAACATCTGGCGACTTGAGGATGCGGCCGAGGCCACCGAGAAACTGAGCGAAGCGATGGGGCGGTTCAAGGAGGAAGACTTTGCAACGCTTCTGGACTTCAACCGGGCGCGTGGAGCGCTGGCTTATGGCGGCGTTGCGCCTTCTGTGGTGCCGTTCACCGGGGCGGTCGACCCTGCCCGGCAGGCGGTTCGCAATGACGACCTTTGGACATCGATCAACAACCGTCTGGCGCAGATCGAGCGGTACTTTACCCGCTGGGATATTGACGGACTGCCTGCGGAGCGCGCGGCATGAAGATCATCACGCCCCGCGCATTCGATCCGGCAAAGATTACGACCACCAATCTGCCGCTGTCGGAAACGGTCTGGACTGCGGGCACTGTCGCGGCGGGAACGCGCCGGTATGTGTTGCCATCCTATGACCTGTATGAGGCGGCGGCATCGACCGCAGATGATCCGGTGACGGGTGCGGCAAAAGACCTGGCGACCTGGACCAAGGTGGGCAAGGTCAACCGGTTTGCCGCCTTTGACAATATCCTGGGCAATCCGGCCACCGGAACCGGGATGGTGATCAGCATTGCGCCAGACGGATCGGTGACGAACGGGCTGGCGTTGTTCGGGTTGAGCGGGTCAACCGCAACGGTGAGCGTGGTTGATCCGACCGATGGGCTGATCTACAGCCGGGTGCTGCCGCTGCAGGACGATTCCGGGGTGTTCGACTGGGGCAGCTATTTCTTTTCACCAGTGATTGCGCGGCCCGACCATGTGCTGACCGACCTGCCGCTGTACGGGACGGCGACGGTGACCCTGACCCTGACGGGTGCCGGGGCCGTGGGTGAAATGGTTCTGGGGCAGGTGACCGAGCTTGGTCTGACCGGGTTCGGGTCGCAGGTGAATATCCTGGATTTTTCGCGCAAGGACCGGGACACGTTCGGCAATGCTGTCCTGATCCGCCGCGCCTATGCCGACCGGGTGACTTATGATGGCAAGGTGCTGACGGCGCGCGCCGCCTTTGTGCGGCGGGTGCTGGCGGCGGTGCGGGCGGTGCCGACCGTGTATATCGGCAGCGATGCGCGCCCGGAAACCGTGGTTTTCGGGTTTTTCCGCGATTTCACAATCACGCTGTCGGGGCCGACTGTTTCCGACTGTACCCTGGAAGTTGAAGGACTGATCTGACATGGTAAAACCGACCCCGCCCATCGCGCCGGAAGCCCCGCTGCGGTCTGACGCGGCCTTTTCGGCCAAGGCACAGACCTTTCTGACCTGGCTGTCTGGCGGGTTTTACAGCTATGTCGGGGATGCGGTGGATTTTGTCGACGAGCGGGCTGATGAGGCGCTGGCGGCGGCCACGACATTCGGTTTTCCCAGTATTGTGGGCAGGGCGCTGAATTTCACGCGGGTAAATGCGGCGGGGACTGCCTTGGAGTTCCTCACTCCGGCGCAGGTGCGCGCTGACTTGGAAATCGCGGCAGGTGGTGGGGGTATCGCCCCCACAGTGACGAACCTGAACGCGCTGAGCATCGGCGGCACGTATTATGCGGCCAGCGGGGCGACGGGCGCGCCTGCAACCGGGGACATGGTGGTGCATCATCTGCCCGCCGACAGCGCGTCCCGCGCGGTGCAGGTGGTGTTCATGCTGACCGGCACGAATGCCGGGGCGATGTACACCCGCAGGGAAACCGGCGGCGTCTGGGGCGCGTGGGCCTTTTACCCTGTGCCGACCGCCACCGGCCAATCCCTTATGACCGCCGCCGATGCCGCCGCCGCGCGGACGGCCCTTGGCGCGACCACAACCGGCGCATCGGTGTTTACGGCTGCGGATGCTGCGGCGGCGCGAGCGGCCCTTGGCGCGCAGGTCGCGGGAAGTTATGCCCCGCTGCCGAATACCGGGGGTGGCGTTGGCACCATCATCAATATCAATGCCGGGGGGGTAAACTTCGCCCTCCCTTCCGGAGGGACGTGGTTTTGGTCGTACACCGGTCACACCGGGTCGGGAAACTCTTACATCCATGAAACAGGCATATCGGCAGGTGGCTCGGTTATCTTCCCAGGCGGCGGAACTGCAAACATTGCCCGTGGATGGGCATGGAGGATTGCATGATGGAATTGCGTTATCGCAGGCCGGATGGGTCTTTTGTCGCCACGGTAAACGGCTTCCCGTATCACGTGATGGCAGATGATCCATTGTTTTCCGTGGCCAGCGCGGGGGCCGCGCAAATGGGCGATGCCTTGCCGTTCGAGCCGGGACCACCCCCGGCTGTGCCGGTGGTTCCGGCCTATGTCCGCAAGCTGGCGCTGGTGCGCGCGCTGCGGGAGGTGGGGCTGGATGGTGAGCCTGACAATCCGGTGAAGGCCTGGCCTGCTGTCCGCGCGGCCATTGAGGCGGCGGATGACGTCACGCAGGAAGACTGGGCGCTGGCGGTGGAAATCCCCCGCGATGACCCGGCGCTGGGCGCGATTGCCGCCGCGCTGGATGTGGAGGCCAGCGTTCTGGATGCGGTGTTCATCGCCGCCGCGCAGATCGGGGGTTAAGGGATGCACAGCACCGCCGCCGTCCGGCCCCGTTCCGCCGATCTGATCGACCGCCATGCGCCGCTGCTGATTTCGTTCAATCTGGCGATGCTGCTGATCGGGTCGCTGTTCATGGCCGATGCCTTGACCGGGTCGCGCGGGTTCAACCCGGACACCTGGGGGCAGTTCGCCTATACCTATCCCGCGCGGATGTGGGCGGGGATCATGATCTGCGGCAGTCTGATGTGCGTGATCGGGCTGGTGCGCCCGGTGCAGCGCTGGATGGTGCTGGTGGGGGCTTTGGTGCAGTTCAGCCAGTTCGCTGCCATCGGCTATTCGGCGATCTTCACCGGGGGCGAGTTCGTGGTGGGCATCTATGCCACCATCATGTTCATGCCGCTGTATTTCTGGCTTTGGGTAAAGGCGCTGCCCGGCAGCGCCCGGTGAGGGCGCGGGCATGGAAGCACAGCTTAAAGAGCTGGTGGCGATTTTCGGCCCCACCGGCGGGGTGCTGCTGTGGCTGATGTTTCAGCAGTTCCGGGCGAAGAAAGAACCTGCGGACCCGCTGCATGATCTGACCGAAGAAGTGCGGCGTGACGCGGATGCCCTGCGGCGCGCCCTGGCCGAGGCGCGCGACGAACAGCGGCACGAAGTGGCCGATCTGCGCCGCGAACTGGCAGCGGTGCGGGAAGCGCTGGCCGGCATGAGGGCAACGGTGGACTATCTGAAGGAGCGCGGGAAATGAGGGCATTCTTTGATTTGATCCGCAGCGACCTGTTCGGGGGCAAGCTGACCGCAAAACAGGTGGAGGGCATTGAATTCCTGCTTTCCGCGACCGAAGGGCTTTCCCTGCCACACCGGGCCTATCTGCTGGCGACGGTCTTGCACGAAACAGCGGCCACGATGCAGCCGATCTTTGAACGGGGGCGCAGGGCGTATTTTGACAAGTACGAGCCGGGCACCAGCATCGGCCGCGATCTGGGCAATACGCGGCCCGGTGACGGCTTTCTGTTCCGGGGGCGCGGCTATGTGCAGATCACCGGGCGGGACAATTACCGCAAGGCATCGGAGCGTCTGGGCCTTGATCTGGTAGCGTTTCCAGATCTGGCGCTGAAGCCGGAGATTGCCGCGAAGATTCTGGTGCGCGGTTGTCTGGAAGGATGGTTCACCGGGCAGAAGCTGGCGGACCATGACGGTTATGCGGAGATGCGGCGGGTGGTGAACGGCCGGGACAGGGCTGTGCTGATTGCAGGCTATGCGGAAGCGTTCGAGCGGGCTCTGAAGCTGCGGCCCGGGCCTGCCAGCGCGCCCCGGCCGGCCGCGCCGCCGCCGCGCCCTGCGCCGCAGCCGATTTTTTCCGAGGTGCCCCGGCCGCCCGCGCCGCCGCCCGATGTGGCGGTCGCTGACCCCGTTGCCGCGCCGCCTTCGGGCGGCTTTTTCATGCGCCTGTGGCGCGCCCTGTTTGGAGGATTCCGATGAACATCACATCTGCTGCCCGTCTGATTGCCTATGGCGTCGGGCTGGGTTCTTCGCTGCTGGCGCTGGCCGGGTATGCGACCTTTGATGCCGAAACCGGCACGCTGGACATTCTGCCGTTCAATATCTCGGTGGTGTCCACCTGGGCGATCACCGCCTTTACCAATGCGCTGGCAGCCGTGGCGCTGCTGCGCGGCTGGGGCAGGAAGTGAGGGAAGAGCGCATTGGCCCGCACCGGCTGATCCTGGGCGATTGCCGCGAGGTCATGCCGGGGCTGGGGCGGGTGGATGCGGTGGTGACGGACCCGCCGTATGGGATTGGCATAACAAAAAGCAATCGCCTTGCAACTAGCCGGGGGATGGGCGGCAAGTCGTGGGACAGCGTCCCGGCAGACATTTCGCAAATCATTGCGCGCGGCGTTCCGGCTATCATTTGGGGCGGCAATTACTTTGACCCGCCCCCCACCCGCGCGCCGCTTGTTTGGGACAAAAACAACGCGGGCCGCGACTTTGAAATGGCTTGGTCTAATCTGGAAATGGTGGCCCGCCGTTATGTTCTGCGCCCGATGAACATGGACGGCGGCAAGGAACACCCCACACAAAAGCCCGTCGCCCTTATGAAATGGTGCCTCGGCTTCCTGCCCGACGCCCGGACCATCCTTGACCCCTTCATGGGCAGCGGCACCACCATCGTGGCTTGCCAGAAAGAGGGCCGCGCCGGGATCGGGATCGAGATTGATCCGGAGTATTTCGACATTGCCTGCCGCCGGGTCGAAGATGCCATGCTGCAGCCGGACCTGCTCATCGCGCCCGCGCCCGCGCCGGTGCAGGAGCCGCTGCTGTGAGTGCCGACCTGTTGCGCCTGTTGGCCGCGCTGTGGAAGCCGCTGGCTTGGCTGCTGGGGGCGCTGGGGCTGTACGGCAAGGGCCGGGCGGATGCGGCCAGGGCGCGCGATCTGCGCGCGGCCCGCGAGTACCAGAAAACAATGGAGAAGGCCCATGACGCGCCTGTTCACACTGATGCTGCTGCTGCCCGTCGCCGGATGCGCGCCCGCAAGCCTGACCAGCGGTGACGCGATCTGCACGGCGACGCGGGGGGCGCGGGCCGTGCATGCGGCCGCCCTGGCGGAAACCCCGGATGACCGCGCGGCGGTCTCGGGGGCGAACCTGATTGAAATCATCGACGCGGC